GACAAGAGATGCATCAGAGAATAGGAAATTCGATAAACACAAAGCCACAGGACGCATCGATGGAATGTTGGCGCTGGCAATGGCATTTGGTGTGACAAATAAAGAGGAAGATGCTGTCGATATATCTGCATTTATCAATGATCCTATTATGGTGATGTAATGGAAAATAAACAGAAAACAGGCTTTGTTAAAGCCGCATTGTTAAAATGGCTTGGCGTTACGCCTGAGATGAAGGTTAAAACCGATTGGTCCGAGTATTCGGGCACGTCAACTAGCGGACAGAACGTGAGTGTTGATAAATCGTTACATCTCTCTGCGGTCTGGGCATGTGTCAAGGTTGTTTCAGAAACCATATCAACATTACCCTTAAAAATTTATGAGCGCAAACCTGACGGCTCTAAAAGCGTTGCAACAGATCATCCTGTTTACCAGATTCTATGCCGACAACCGGCTATTGATTTAACACCAGCTAGATTTATGCAAATGATACCAGCGAGTATCTGTTTGCGTGGTAATTCATTTTCTGAAAAGCTGTTTTTTAAAAAAGAACTTGTTGGAATAAGGCCTTTGTTACCTCAATACATGAATGTTGGGAGTGATGATGCAGGTAGAATTACCTATAAATATTCAGATCCTGTTACTAAAACAGAGCGGGAAATCCCTCGTGAGAATATTATGCATGTCAGGGGTTTTAGTTTAGATGCAGCAGTGGGATTAACCCCAATACAATTTGGCGCTGATATTATCGGCTCTGCATTAGCAACTAATGAGGCGGCGTCAAATGTATTTAAAAACGGTCTGCAAAATTCGGGATTTATTACGTCATCAATGCCACTGAATCCTGAACAACGTACAGCGCTCCGTAGCAATTTACAACAATTTATGGGTTCAAAAAATGCAGGAAAAGTAATGTTGCTGGAAGGTGGATTTGATTATAAAGGCATCACCATTAATCCTGAAACAGCCCAGTTACTCGAAAGCCGCTCATTTAGTATTGAGGAGATTTGCCGATGGTTTGGTGTTCCTCCTGTCATAATTGGGCATATGGAAAAACAAAGCTCTTGGGCATCCAGTATTGAATCTCTATATACTCAATTTTTGATTACTGGTTTACGACCTATGCTAGTCAATATAGAGCAGGAGATCGGGCGGTGTCTACTGGATAATGATGATCGTTATTTTGCAGAGTTTGCCGTTGAGGGACTATTGCGAGCCGATAGTAACGGCAGAGCCAGCTTTTACAAACAGGCGCTACAGGACGGCTGGATGAATCGTAACGAAGTTCGAGCCAAAGAGAACCTCCCGCCGATTGACGGTGGCGATAAATTTACCATTCAATTAAATATGACGACGTTAGATAAAGTCGGACAATCAGAGGAATAATTATGTCTTTTAAACTTGATCCAAGTATTTTGGAGGGTAAATCATGTTCAGAATATAGGATAACACCTAGCGCACTGAGTAAATGGGACTCTAGCATTCAAGCCAAGGCCACCGACAATACGATATCAATTTATGACGTGATAGGTACAGATTTTTGGAATGGCGAGGGAATGACGGTTAAAAAAATGGCTGGCATCCTCAGAACGTTCAATGATGATGACGTAATAGTCAATATCAATTCGCCCGGCGGTGATATGTTTGAGGGGCTGGCCATTTACAATCTGCTCAGAGAATATAAGGGCAAGGTTACTGTCAATATTGTAGGAATTGCAGCATCTGCAGCATCAGTAATAGCGATGGCTGGCGATGAAATTAGAATAGCGAAATCAGCATTTTTAATGATTCACAACTGCAGTGTAATCGTAAACGGCAACAGAAACACATTGTCAGAAGTGGCGGAACAATTAAAACCATTCGACGAGGCAATGGCGGGCATTTACATGGATAAAACAGGTAAAAGTTCGTCCGAAATTCTCACCATGATGGATGAGGAAACCTATATTAATGGCGCAACCGCAATAGAGCAGGGGTTTGCTGATAGCTACATAACATCAGATGAAATTGAACAAACCGATTTAAAAACCAAATCAATGATAAAACAGCTCGATACGTTACTGGCTCGTTCTGGAATGACTAGACACGATCGACGCGAATTATTTAATCAAATTAAAGGTACGCAGAACGCTACCAACTCAGACACGCAAAACGCTGTCATATCGGCACTAGCCGAAATTCAACATTCAATTAATAAATTAAACGGAGAATAATACATGTCAGAAGTATTAGAGATGATAAAGAACCTGCAGGCGAGCATTGCCAAAGTGTCTGATAAATTCGATAAAACAGCAGAAAATGCATTAAAAGAGGCGCAGGCTGCTGGACAATTGTCACAAGAAACCAAGGATACAGTTGATAAAACGCTAGTCGAGCTAAACTCAATGCGAGAAGCTCAAAAATCCTACTTGGCATCTGTTAATGAGCTTAAGCAAGAAGTGGCATCTATGCCGTTAACTACTGCTAAGCAAGTTGCGCTCAGCGCAGGTCAAATTGTTACAGCGTCCGAAAGCGTCAAAAATCTGTCGTCAAATATCGAGGGAGCCAAACGTATTAGCGTACCTGTTCAGGCGGCATTAACCTCTATTGACGTGCCCGATGGTACTATTGAGCATCAACGGTTGCCGGGTATTGATATTTTACCTAAACAACGTCTATTTATTAGAGATTTAATCGCGCCCGGTAAAACTAAATCACCTGCGATTTTTTGGGTTCAGGAGACCGGATTTACTAATAACTCTGCTGTTGTTCCTGAAAATACGAAAAAACCATATAGCGAAATTAAATTCGAAACTAAAATGACGCCAGTTACTACCATTGCACATATGTTTAAGGCGTCCAAACAAATTTTGGATGATTTTGCTCAATTGCAATCAACAATTGACGCAGAAATGAGATACGGCTTGAAATACGTTGAAGAACAGGAGATTTTGTTTGGTGATGGCACTGGTGCTCATTTACATGGGATTATACCGCAGGCGTCAAAATATAAACCAGCATTTACGCCTGACATATGCACACCAATTGATGATTTACGTCTGGCTATGTTACAGTCCCAACTTGCACGATTGCCTGCATCTGGTCATGTATTACATTTTATGGACTGGGCAAAAATCGAACTTCAAAAAGATCAAACGGGCCGATACATTTTAGCAAATCCAGCGGGTTTAATTGGACCAACTCTGTGGGCACTGCCAGTAACCACAACTGAAATAGATTCATTTACCAATAGATTTTTAACTGGCGCATTCTCGACAGGTGCTCAAATTTTCGATCGAGAAGAGACGAACGTTGTCATCTCGACAGAAAATTCTAGCGATTTTGAGAAAAATATGATTTCAATTCGTTGTGAGGAGCGTTTAGCACTAGTCGTGAAACGTCCAGAGGCATTTATCTACGGCACATTCGGAACCAAACCTTAATAGTATAAAGTGTGGCATTACGCCACACTGGAGGAATAACCATGAAAATAAAATTACTCAAACCGTTGTATTTGGATTCTGTGGTTGTGATGGATGGCACGATAACAGAACGTGACGAGTCACACGCTAGGGAGTTGATAGCTAGGGGCTATGCTGAATTAATGGATGAGGGCAATACACCCGATAGTACTCCAGAAGATGAGGGCAATACACCCGATAGTGATAATGGCACGTCATCAAATGAAGATACACCCGAAACAAAAGGCAAAAAGAGCAAATCATGATTGATTTATCAACGATCAAACAGCATTGTAACATTGAGATAGATTTCACCGACGATGATAATTTGCTCAATATTTATATGAAAATGGCTGCTCAATACGTCAGCAATGTGACCAGGCGTAATTTATATTACTCAACAGAAGATGAAGATTATAAAAATGACCCACAGCCACTACTGGTTGACGAATTAATTATCGGTGCAATGCTGCAATTGATTGGACATTGGTACGAAAACAGAGAGGCTATCAATATCGGTAACATAACCTCTGAAATACCAATTACTGCCACTATGTTATTGCAGCCGTACATTATTTATGGTGTTTAGTTATGAAAGCAGGACGACTCAGAAACCGCATTACAATTCAGCAAAAAGTAGTCGGCAAAGACGCTTTGGGTCAGGATGTTGATCTATGGGTTGATGTGTGCAAGGTTCGGGCTGAAATCCGTGATATATCAGGTAGAGAATATCAATCATCACAAGCTGAACAAACGCAAACAGATTGCAAAATTCTGATTAGACATCGTAACGATATTGCACCAGATATGCGGGTGTTGTGTAACGATATCTATTATGACATTACAGCAGTTCTGGAGGATGTGAAAAAGACTCGGCTTGAATTACCGTGTAAAAAGGGCGTGCGATATGATTAGACCCATGATTGCATTTGGTGGCTTTAAAGAACTTGGTGATGATTTTAAATTACTCTCTAATGCTGAAAAAAGGCAAGTGTCGCGTAAAGCGGTGCGTGCTGGTGCTGTAGTTTTTCGTGATGCTGTGCGTGCAAATGCGCCTGTTCGTTCTGGAGTGTTAAAACGGAGCATATCCGTTGATACAGTCAGAGGTTCGGCTACTGCTGGAGTTAAATTTAAAAAGGTTTTAGTAAAAAAGAAAGGCAAAAAAGGCAAGCACAAATCAGTGCCTTTTTACTGGTATTTTCTGGAACATGGAACCTCGAAAATGTCCGCTCAACCGTTCGTCAGACCCGCATTTGATGCCAACGTCAAACAGGCAGAGGAGGCTGCATTTAATCAGTATCTAAAAGACATCGATGGGATATTTTCAAAATGATTGAAGTGCAAATCACTAATGCATTAAAAATGCTGTGTGACGGGCGAATTAGCCCGTTAGTCGCCGATCAGGGGACACAGACGCCATATATTTGTTATACAAAAATTTCGGAGGTTTACGGCGATGTTATGAGCGGGCAATCCTACGTTGAATATTGTTTTCAGATAGATGTTTATGCAAAAACGTTGTTTGAAGCTGAAACTGTCAGTAAACAAGCATATGAAAAATTGAAACCATTGAAACCATTTAATGTCAGCAATCATCACGATTACGAATCCGATACAGGACTCTACAGGGCAACGTTAGAGTTTTTCCTGCTAAATTAACCATTAATCAACCTAACCAATTTTAAACCGCCTATATGGCGGTTTTTTTATGTCTGGAGAAAAAACATGACAGATAAAAAAAGCGAATACACACGAACACGAGGAGCTGGAATTTATGTCGGTACAGACCCTAGCGACAAATTCATCGCCGCGGCCACACCTACATTACCGCTGGAGTGTACAGTAACTGATTATGCAATGACAGCGCCAGAGGGAGAGGAAATCGATGTTTCAACACTATCATCAGAGACCAAAGAGACTATTAGCGGGTTGCCTGCCGAAGCGACTGTTACATTAAATGCTAATTTTGTAACTGGCAATGCTGGGCAAAAAATACTCAGAAAATCATATAACAATGATGAAAACTACCCATTTAAATTACAGCGCGCGGATGGTAGCTCGGTTGATTGGATTGCGCGCGTAACGAGTTATGAATTTAAAGGTTCAAAAAACAACATTGAGACCGGCTCTTTTTCGCTGAAAGTTAAAGGAAAATTTGAATATAACGACACCATCATTTAGAGGTAACTAATGAATTTAAAACAAATTATAACTGCAAAAAACGCTGGATTTCGTACTCAATCGTTTGAGGTAACAGAATGGGGTATAACCGTTACTGTTCGAGAGCCGCTGCATACTGATTTTTACCGTTATATTAAGACGATTGAGAAACTCAAAAATAATAAAAAATTATCAGAGCATGATAGAGATGTGGGCAGCATTGAAGCAGAAGCAACATTATTCGCATCAATACTGATAGATGAAAATGGCGATTGCCTTTTTAATGTTAGCAATGATACCGATATGGCGGATTTGATAAAAAATTATGGCCCGATTCATACGCGTATCGTTAATAAATCTATTGAGTTGATCGATTTAAAAAACGACCCGATAAAAGAAGCTGAAAAAAAGTCGAATTAG